CCTGCCAACTACCGGATAAGCGGTCTGATTTATCGTCTGTTTCTTGTTGAATGTGTCTGTGATGACATTCCTTACATAGGATCCCGTGAGTGCTACTCCGAGGTACATCGTTCCGTGATATTCACGTTCGACTTCTACTTCATCAAAGTGCTGTGAGAATCTTTTTACACTGTTTAAGACCTTGACGAACGTAGCATCATTCCGGTGCAGTTCTTCGCCCTTACTCGTTACTTTGAAATGTCCCGGCTCGCCACCGTACTCAAACCATTCATGTACCTCAGCAGAAGTAAAGTAAATCGAGAGCACATACTCGATAGCCCACTTCGTTCCGAGCTTCCAGTGTACATGCCTGGCTTCCTTGATGATCTTTCTTTTTTGCTCTATCGAAGCATCGTATAAGTACCAGGTGGTATTGAGCTCGTATGCCAGCAGATCGAGATGCTTTTCGCTCATGGCATCTATGGCTGTATCATTCCACTTGGATAATACGGCTTTCCTGCTACAGATGTCCTTGACGTTTTTATCTAAGGATTCTGCGATACTCTTATCAGTATCGTCGTTCTGCATCCATTGTGGGAGCAGTTGTGAAAATTTAACCTCATTCAGTGTTATATTCTTCATATCACACCTCACTGATCATCATATACTTCGTGCGTGACCTTCGCTGTTAGCTTTTCGCCATTAAAGTGTGCCACGACAGCTCCCTCGAGCTTTGTATATGTCGGACTTACTACCTCTACCCTGTCAGCACCTGCCTCAAGGATCTTCTTTTTGAGATAATCCGGATTGATGTCGCGTCCGATGACCGTATCCTGCCATAATCTGTACGCTTCAAGGACTCCTGTCTGCGTAGCTCCGTCCGAATCTGTATAGGTCTTGTTTTCAATCCGGCTTACAACCTGTGACTCGTTCTCTGAGCTCATAAAGTATTTAAGCTCTATGTCGTAGTTGCTTGTCTCAGGCGCGAACGTAGTCACCTTATCGCCAAGTGGACGCACATCGTCAGCATTTACTACCTTCTGGACTGTATCTATAAGAGTATCATCCGGGAGTTGTCCGTCGGCCTTTGCGATATAGATATTTATCACGTTCGGAGACGGACTCTCGACATACGCATCTGATATATCATTATCAGCCGACTTTGCCCAGTATTTATAAGCGTTTGCTGGACCAGCTGTTGAAAAGCTCGACAGCCTTAATCTGATGCGTTCCCTGTACGAATCATCTTTCTCTTTGTCTGTCCCGCCTGATGTAGCGGTCACATTAGTGACTGAATCAACGAAAGCTATAAGGTCTACCATTGTAGCAACTGAGCCTTCTATCAAGTCGTTGTAAGCTGTTCCACCTTCAGCAGCGGACGCTTTCACATCAACTGAGAGGGTCTTGGCTTCGATATATGCATCTTCATCGGTTGCGAAAGTGAGACCGCTTTCTGTAGCAGCTCTGGTCCCTGCCGGTATCTTTATTGCTTTAGGATATACTTCCTGCAGGCTGAATCTTAATGTGGTATTCGCTTTATCGGCTTCAAGCCTGCTGCAATCGTACGAATCTCCGATAGCATCAAGAATATCTCCAGCCGCATACTTGAGCAGGCTCTTCTTGGCAGCATCATCTAAGGTATTGAATAGAATAACGATGATAGCCGCCTCAGATTCTCCAAATATGCGGCGCTCGTCGCCGGGATATAGTGTTTCTCCTACATCACTCTGGAGCTTTGCAAGGACATTTTTGAGAATGCTTTCCGCATCCGTATCTGTTACGAAAAGTCCCATTTATACCTCCTCGTCATCTACGTATGCCGTGTTGTCTTCGTCGGCTGGTATGATATCTATGTCATACTTCAGATTGCCGTTGACATTTATCACATCAACGTTGGTGTCCTCAACATCGACTCTCGGCTCGTAGCTTTCTATACTCTCGTCTATTGCCGCCGCAAGCTCGACCTCAGCTTCATCCGGTGGGAGGTCTATGATACTTCCATCGATGCCTTTCCCTCGTGCATAAGGTACTTCGCCTCTGATGGTTTTTACGAGATTATCGATGCACACGCGCACATCGCTGTTATGTTCTGATCTCATACAGCCTCCTATGGCTCCGTAAATTCAAGAGCTATGGTCGCATAGTGTACACGGCCGTTATCTGTGACGTGGATGGATGATGATTTTGCGGAATCCAGGCGCATCTTCGCCGGCCCGAATCTCTTCTTCCCGATATAGAGACCATTTTTCTTTCCAAGCAGCTTGTACCAGGACGTGATCTCTTTCCTCACGTCGTTCCCTGTTTCAAGATAGACTGTATAGGAGAGGTTAGCTTTCCTTTTGTCTTTCTTTTTCTTATCAGTGTTGTAGCTCTGGTCATAAGAGAAATCATCAAGTGATTTTATCTGCTTAGGTGTTACCTTCCACTTTTTTTTACCCCATTTACATATTACTGATGCCATATCATCACATCTTTCCGAGTATTATCATAAGCATCTGAAAAATACCTTTGCCCTGTTGTCATCCGTGTCGAACCGGACATGATATATAAATGCTTTGCCGTCGTAGGATGGCCTGTTGTCGGTCTTTATCTCTGCTACACTGCCTGCTGCATATCCGTCATCGAGGGGAGAGCGGTAGTAGAAAAACCCGCCCTTTTTCATCTTGTCGTAGTAGTGGAACAGGTTTTTTGCATACTTCTCAGCCGTTCCCTGACTGTCTATGTAGAGCGGCACATATATCACTTTTACAGGGGAACCGCTCCCATAGGTGTACGACATGGAATCGTTCCTGACTTTAAGAGCAGGCATAGCTCGCTTGTTCCAGTATTCAGGGTAGTTATCCATGTCAAGTCCTATGGTCTCAGCAGGGCTCTGATTCTCCATATAGCTCTCATTGTAAAGGACCATCTGGCCATTGTAGATAAGGAATGCGTCTCCCTCTACCATGCAGAGCTTCTGGAAGAACTTCAAGTCTTCTTCATAGTCCTGTTTCAGATTTTTGAATATGCAGTCTTTCAATCCGTAAGTCTTCAGCGAGAGGCCACATTTTCCGGCAATATCATTCGCAAGCTGCAGCTTAGTGATCTGTTTCCACTCTTTTTTCTTCTCGCCTCCGGCAGTTGGAGGAATGGCACTCGCATCTATCTCAAACCGTCCTACAGTAGGATGCGCCCTTCTCACATACTGGATGCCCGAATCTATATTCCCGTTGTAGACTCTTATCTTGTCTCCGACGGAAGGACCCCATGAATCCCAGAGACCATCCACATCGCTAAAAATTATCTTTATCGTGTCTCCGTGTCCTTCAGCGTACTGATCAATCCAACATCTTGTCACGGCCACGGAATCTGTGATATCGGTTCCCTGATATTCAACTTTTACCATTACGACCTCCTCCAGGGTGGGAGAGTAGCAGGTGATGTAGACTCCTCGTAGACCGGTATCGTAAGCTTTACCCCTTCGCCGAATATCACCACGTTGATGTAATCACGGTTCAGGAGCATGAGCTCGCTCGATAGTGTCTCGTTTCCGCACATCTTATATGCTATCTCGTCCCAGGTATCTCCTGCCGATGTCTGATAGGCCGTATAGCTAGAAATTGTAGGCATATGATTCCTCCTGTTTCTTTGCTATAAATTCGTCCAGTAGGTCAAAGAACTCAGGCTCTTCCTGCTTCAGCGCGGCTACGATATCGTCTTTCGATGCGTTGCCATTTATTGTGATATTTGGCGCAAACGATACTTGTCCAAGGTTGATTTCAGTCGTATTACTTCCTGAAGTCTGTCCGGAGAACAGATCAATGAAATCCGAATTCACTCCGAGCATCTGTCCAGCTTTAGCCCAGTAGCTTAAGTTCTGAGACCTGTATGCCGGGTCGAATGAGAGGATTGCCTCTGTTCCTGCCTCACCTGCTATGGATATGCCATCGGTGAAACCACCTTGTGCGTACCACTTTACGCTTGTCGTAGGAACCTTGTTTTTCGAAGCATCAAGGGCTCCTGACAGTGAGAAGTGCGGCAGGTCGATGTCGTGATTCAGCTGGAGCTTTGTGTTTGCAAACATTGTCTTAAGCGCCGACAGCTGTACCGCAGCCGTAGCTTTCAGCATCGTAAAACCTGCTATAAATGCTGCGTTTGCAAGGGTCATTCCTGTTGTGATTCCGTTTGCAAGCGATGTTCCGAGAGCCGTTCCATCGGCCTGAGCCTGTGAAGCTGAGTTCTGGAAAATTGAGAGAAATGAGCTTACGGCACTCTTTGCCTTAGCCCCAAGTCCTCCGAGGACTGACTGCACGGCATTGACTGATGTAGCCATGCCGCTTAAGGATGACGCTGCTGATGTAGCGTTTGAGTTTATCGTTGATACTGATGCCTGAATCCCAAGGAGTGCCGCAAGAAGTATCCCGCATGATGCCGCCGCGCCTGCCATTGACAGTCCGAATGCGGCTGCACCGGCTGAGGCTACGATTGCACTTGCCCCGAATGCTGCAAGGGAAGCAACACCTGCTATGAGACTTGCACTCATTGCTATCATTGTGCCTGAGAATGTGAGTAATGCAACGCTCAGAGCCATGATTCCGGCTGCCGCTACAGGACCGTATGTTGCTATCGTAGGAAGCTGAGTGCAGAAAAGAGCTGCACCGGCCGCCGCTATAGCGATACCGGAGCCTACCATCAGAACCGCGGCTCCCATCGCAAGGAGTCCGACTGCTGATACTGTTGCAGCTGATCCGATTGCTACGATTGCCGCCGTCACTCCGATCGATACACCGGCTAAGAGGACAAACACTCCGACTGCTGCAGGGCCTGCCTGCGCGAGCTGTATAGCTGCACCTACAAGTACCTTCATCGCGACTGCAATCATCATCACAGCCGCGCCTGCTGCCACGAGCAGGAGTGCCTGACCTGCCATCGTCCCAAACGATGCACCCGCTGAGCTTACGGCCGGAGCTGCCTTTTCAGCTGCATC